GAGTAGTTGTTATTGCGGACTTGCACTTAGGTGCTTATATTGACGGGCTGGTGAACACAAAAGATTACTCTATTCCAATCCTGATAGAATACTTAGGGGAGATTGTAGATAAGGTCAATCGAATGAACTATAAAGAGGTTCACGTATTATTCTTGGGCGATATGATAGAGAGCTTTACGGGGCTAAACCACAAGAATTCCTGGAAAGGACTTCAGAAAGGAATGATAGGAGCGGAGGTTATTAAATTCTCGGTTAATGTATTGCATGAGAAATTGCTATCCAAGATTAACAATCTAAAGAACGTAAAACTTGTCGCAGGTAATCACGACCGATTGACATCGGATAAGAACGAGGACACTGACGGAGGGGCTTGCGACTTGATAGCTTTTGGGTTAGAACTAAGGGGATACAATGTGGAGTTTCACCCGACAGTTATTTCGGCTGAGATTGACGGTATAAATTACATTTTACTTCACGGACACAAGGGCATCTCAAAAAAAGCAACGAAGGACTTGTGTTGGGACTTTGGTAAGAAAGGGATGTATAACGTTATATTGGAGGGGCACTTGCACTCTATTATTCAAAAACTGAGCGTTAATTTGAAAGGCAAATTTAACATCATAAAGGACGACAGTGTGGACCACATTCGTATGAACGCAAGGAGTTTGTTTACGGGCAACGGGTTCAGTGAAGACTTGGGCTACACATCGAACGCTGGGTTCTCCATTATAACTAACAATGGCAAAGGTCTGCCGAACATTAATAATATTTTGTTATGAAAGCAAGTGAATTAAGGATTGGGAATTGGTTAAACCATAAAGACGATTGGAGTTATAGACAATCGGAACAAGATTTCAAAGAATTTAATTTTCAATGGAATGAGTATGATTGGTACGCTTTAGGAGAATGTAGAATTAGCCTGAATGTATTAGGGTTTATTCCCCTTACAGAAGAATGGCTTGTAAAATTCGGTTTTGAAAAAGTAATATATGAGTCTGACGAAACTGGATATGGTACTGATTATGAGTTAGACATAAATGGAGTTGGGTGCATTAGTTACTCAGATGATTTCTCTTGTGCTTTATTTGGCTCAAAAGAATCGAGCAAACATGAGTTAGGATTTTTGCCTAATTGGGACAATTGCAAGCACGTACATTCTCTTCAGAATTTATATTTTGCATTGACAGGTGAGGAATTAAAAATAAAAGAATAATGAGCGAGTTATCAAAACATTACGACAATACACACGGCAGTCTGTATTTGTTTGCGGAGAGACATCAGTTAAACGCCTGGGAGTTCGATATTTTGAAACGTGTGATAAGATGTCGAAAGAAAGGGGAGTGGTTCAAGGACTTAATAAAAACGAAAGAGGTGATTGATTTGTACTTGCAGGAGTACGAAGAAACTCAACAATCTGTAAAGTAAAAACCATATAATCTGTAAAATAAACAAATAAAATGATAGTAAAAGAAGTATTCTTAAAAGATGAAGGACAGGCGAAATTAAGGTCTGGCATTAAGAAGATTGCGGGAGCAGTCAAATCGACATTAGGTCCATCGGGACAGACGGTGTTATTGGAGTCTGAAAATCATACGAGAGGACTGACGGTGACAAAGGACGGAGTGACAATTGCTCGTTCGATTAATCTGTTCGACCCGATTGAGAACTTGGCAGTTCAGTTGATGAAACAAGCGGCCGACCAAACGGCAGTAGCAGCAGGAGACGGCACAACAACTGCGGTAGTCCTAACGGAAGCAATAATTGACGCTTTTCAGGAGCTTGATTTTGACAAGTACAACAAGACGGAAGTTATTCGTGGAGTAAATGCAATTACTGATGACATCGTTAAATTGCTCGATTCAATGTCTAGGAAGGTCTCTAAGCGTACTTTAGTCGATGTAGCTACAATTTCAGCCAACAACGATAAAGAGCTCGGTAAACTTATCGCTGACACGTTCAAGAAAGTTGACTTGGTTACGGTAGAGAACTCGTCAAATGCGTCAACCTACAATGAGATTATCTCAGGTATGCGAATTGACAGAGGATGGACAAGTAAGTATTTCGTTAATAACGAAAAGACTGAAGAGTGTGTGTTCGAAAATCCGTACATCTTACTGACCGACATTGAGATTAACAACTTGACATTACTTGAGGAAACTCTAGCTCACGTTATCAGAGAACAAAAGCCATTATTGATTATTGGTAATTTGTCACCTAATGCGTTGAATACATTAAATATGAATGTCGCAAGGAAAGTAATTAAAGCGTGTCATATTATCCCACCGTCATTTGGTTACAGACAGAAAGATTTAATGTTTGATTTGTCGGTAGCTTTAGGTGCTAAATACATCTCTGAGTCTATTGGTGATAATTTATACACATTGACACCACTTGATTTAGGGCAGGCTGCAAAAGTAATTGTTAGCAAGGAGTCAACGATTATTATGCGTAATGATAATACAGATGAGGCAGTTGAGAAACACTTAGCTGATTTGAAATCAATGGAATCTGAAAGCATGGACGCAACAGATAAAAAATTCTTGAACGAGCGAATTGCTGGTATCAGTAAAGGAGTTGGTATCATTTATGTTGGTGGTAACTCAGATATTGAGCAGAAAGAAAAATACGACCGAGTGGATGATGCGGTGAGAGCAGTAGCAGCAGCAGTTGAAGATGGTATTTTGCCTGGTGGTGGAATTGCATTGGCAAACTGTGCGGACGCTATCTCAGACAGATATTCTGACAACAAATCGCAAAACTTTATGGCAGCCGTTAGCATTTTAACGAATGCTTTGATTGTACCATTTACGCAAATCATGTTGAACGCAGGGGAAGACCCAAAGGCAATCGGTAAGGAGATACTTGAGAAGCACGATTTGTTTTTCGGGTATGACGCTAAGAACAGAGTCTTTGGAGACTTGATGAAGTTAGGTGTAGTTGACCCAACAAAAGTAACTAAGAGTGCATTAATTAACGCTGTGTCTGTAGCTACAACAATTGTAAGCACTGAGGCAATAGTAACAAATATGAGAGATGAAAGCAGTAAATAAATTTTTGTTGGTTAATAAGATTGTCGAGGAGAAGAAAGGCTCCTCGGGTCTTATTTTAACGGGAGATGACGTTAATAAGAATAGATATCAGAACGGCATTGTTTGTGAGGCGGTTGGTAATTTGGTTGACTTTGTGAAAGAGGGCGACAAGATTATGTTCGACCAAGCGAACTCGCATGAGGTGATGATTGACGGAACGATGTACACGGTCATTCAGGAGCGTGATGTAGTGGCAGTATTGTAAAGTAAAAAGAAACCCAGATTATAAGTCTGGGTTTTCTCGTTTTATCTTGTTCTCTCTAATTTTTTTGTTCATGTCCTTGATTGACATAGCGGTCACTTTATCGGTATATCGCTCACGCTTAAAGATAGGATTGTTTCTCGGCATCTCCGCTAGTTCTTCCTCACCGTTAAGCACTTTATAGATTTTGGTAATCATAAGTCTAGCATTCCTAGTCAACTCATATCTAGGATAGTCGCCATTTCTTGACCAACCTTTGTACCATGCGTGGATATAACCCTCTTTCTTCATTCTTGTAAAACGACCTGGTTCCCATCCGAATATATTACCGTACTTTTGAAAGTCAGTATAAAAGAAAAGCCCTTCGGAATAAAGAAAGAATAGCATATCTAAATCTTGCTGAGATATACCGTATTTCATAGTTGCCCACCGCATAACAATCTTGTGATATTTCAGGTAGTCATATTTAGGTTCTCTCCGTATGTACGTCCTAATTAATTTTTTAACAACTTTTTTTGGTTTGCCCATTTGATTTTAATTATTTAATTCAAAATTACTATATTTGCATGAGATATGCAAGTTCGGATATTAAAAGCTCATAAGGGCATCGGTGACAGTATCGAGGCAGCAATAAAAGTTGCTAAAATTGATAAAGTAGTTGGTGCAATTACAAGTGCAGTCGGAATACAAGACTGCGGATGTGATAAACGAAAAGAGAAATTAAATAATCCTGACTTGTTGATAAATAAAATATTCTATGGGCAAGAGTCAATCGTCTAAGTATTACGCAGAAAATCCTGAAGCAGCGGCTAAAAAAAGGGCATATCAGCGTGATTACAATAAGAAGCCAGGACAGTCGGAATATCGTTCTGAATTAAATACTGAAAGACGTAAGAGAGGTATTTATGGCAAGGGTGGTCCTGATATGTCGCATACAAAGAAAGGAACGTTGGTCGCTGAGTCGCCATCAAAGAATAGAGCACGAAATGGTGCAAATGGAAAGAGTACTAAAAAATAGAAAGATATGAGCAATTTAAAATTACAAGTAGGACGAGCATTGGCTGTTATACCAAATGATGATGAAGATATTTATTTCGTTGGTTCGGAAGCTGAGAAAGTTATACCTGCCGTTCTTTACGTTGGAGTAGGGGGCAACTTGAGAGTACTTACAGCTGGAGGAGATGACGTTGTTTTTTACAACTTAAATGACGGTGTATTCTTGCCTGTCAATGTAATAAGAGTTTTTGCGGAAGACACTACTGCTGACAGTATTGTAGCACTTTGGTAATATGTCGTTACAGATATCCATATCAAATGTTATAGGTAATCCTGACCTTCGGGAGACACCTCCTGTAACAAATACTCCGTTCATATCTGAGTGGAAGACGACAGCTATTGACGAAACTATAACCCTGCCATATCAAACAAATGGCGGTTATAACGGAACAATTGATTGGGGTGACGGAGAAACATCTGTAAATAAGTATGGAAATAGAACTCATACTTATAAGTTTCCTGGGACATATACGATTACAATAAGTGGTAAAGTTAGAATATTTAGATTTTCAAATGCTGGTGATAAAGATAAATTATACCGTATTTTTCAATGGGGTAGTCAATTTGATATTGGAGTAGGTGGAGCACATTTTCATGGTTGCTCAAATCTTGATTTATCAGAAGTAGTAGATGTACTTATATTATATAGACCAAATCAATTATCTAATACTAGGAATTTTAATAATATGTTTAGAGATTGTACTGCTCTAACAACAATCAATAGATTTGACGAATGGGACACATCTAGGATTATTTTCATGGAGGGTTGTTTCAGAAGTGCTACCTTGTTCAATCAAGATATTGGAGATTTAAACATTAGCAACGTAACAAATTTCACAAACTTTATGTTGGGCAAAACAGATTCTGATTTCTCAACAGCAAATTATGACGCTTTGTTAATAGGTTGGGCATCAAGACCAGTTCAACCAAACTTATCAATTAACTTTGGTACAATTAAAAGAACAGCTGCATCAACGGCAGCAAAATCAGTATTAACAAGTGCTCCAAATAATTGGACAATAGTAGATGGAGGGATATGAGATATTTTTTAGCACATAATGGGATTGACGTTTTTTGTTGCGGACAATTAGAGGAAGGTTCAGAGGTCGTAACAGGTCAACCACATTTAGAGTTCTTTGATGAATTAGAAGGACTGACGGACAGATTAGCTGAGTATGGACAAGAAAAACCTGAAGAAATTTAATTTAAAACTTTATAATATGAAATTCTTAATATTATCTACATTACTAATTCTATGCAGTTGTACTCCACAACGTAGGTTTGAACGTTTAATTACAAGACATCCTGAATTGTTGACTACTCAATATATTGTAGTACGTGATACAATTAGAATTACGGTCCCTGAAGTACATATTGATACAATAGTTGATAAACAAACATTAGTTGATACTATTTACTTAGAAAAAGAACAATTAAAAGTTAAAGTTTGGATGAAAGGTGAGAAAGTTTACATACAAGGAAAGTGTGATACTGTCTACATTGACAAGGTGATAACTACAAAAGTTCCTGTAAAAATTTATGAAAAAACTCCTGTATGGAAAAAAATAATTAACTTTATCGTTACATTGATATTTATAGTTGTAATACTATATATCTTATACCGTTTAATACGTAAATACTTATTCTGATGAAAACTGTCGTGTCTCCTTATTTAATTGCTTTATTTAAAGTTATTATTGTATTTTTTGCTCCTATTAAAGGAATTATAGTATTAGTTGCACTGTCAACAATATTAGACACAGGTTTTGGTTTTTGGAAAGCCAAGCACCAAAAACAAGCAATAACATCAAAAATATGGAGACACGGATTTGTTCCTAAAGTTTTAAGTTATGTAGCAGCAGTAATGCTAGTATATACCTCAGATTACTTTATTCTAAATGAATTAATGAAATTAGTACTTAGTATTGAATTTCTAAGTACAAAGCTAATTGCATTAGCGTTAATATCCATAGAAGTTAAAAGTATGGATGAATCATTTGTAAAAGTTAAAGGTTGGTCGTTTTTAGAAAAAATCACTAGCTATATTATAAAAGCAAAAAATATCAAAAAGCAAATCAGCGAATAATCAATTAACAAAAAACAGTATCTTTGTTAATTGAAAAAGCATACAAATGAAAGAGCAAAAAAGCAAAAGCTAAAGGTAACTCAACTGGCAAACAATTTGTCAAGCAACCTAAGAGTATAGCTAAAAAAGTTTCAAAATTTAGATAGTATGGCAAAGACAGCAGCATGGACAAGAGCCGAGGGAAAGAGTAAAACGGGCGGGTTGAACGCAAAAGGTGTAGCATCCTATCGTAAAGAAAACCCTGGAAGCAAGTTAAAAATGGCAGTCACGACACCTCCTTCAAAACTAGACCCTGACAGTAAGGATGCTAAGCGGAGACGGTCATTTTGTAGCAGAATGTCAGGGGTTAAAGGACCGATGAAAGACGAAAAAGGAAGACCGACAAGAAAGGCTCTCAGCTTGAAGAAATGGAATTGTTAATAAAAGAAATAAGATGTTAAACACAAAACAAATGATTGAAAAATACGGACAACCTAACGAATTAGGTTCGTTTTTAGTTACTATTAAAACACCTTACCCGATGCGTATTGCTTGGGACACAAAAGTAACTGTTTCTAAAATTAGATGTCATAAGTTAATATCTGAAAGATTAAGTGCTGTTTTTGCTGATTTGTTAGCACATTATGGGCTTTCAAAAATTCAAGAATTAGGAATTGATTTATTTGGAGGTTGTTTTAATTTTCGTAAAATGCGTGGTGGCTCTGACTGGTCAAAACATTCCTGGGGGACAGCGATTGACTTAGACCCTTCAAGAAACAAATTAAAAGAATCATCAAAAACAGCTAGATTTGCAAGACCTGAATATAAACCAATGATTGATATTTTTTACAAACATGGTTTTATAAGTTTGGGACGTGAGAAAAATTACGATTGGATGCACTTTGAAATTGGTTCGTGAAATGAATGAGTTAAATAAAAGAAAATACATAACGATATGAAAATTAAAGATTATACATTAGAGTCACCAGCTAACTCGGCAGACAAGGTTATTGGGACGGTTAATTCAACTGGAGCTACTAGGAATTTTACATTAGGAGAAATTGCTGCTATTGGAGGTGCTCAAGGACCAGCGGGACCGCAGGGAGCAACAGGTTTAACTGGAGCTCAAGGACCAGCAGGACCACAAGGTATTCAAGGATTAACTGGAGCAACAGGTCCGACTGGAGCAGCTGGAACACAAGGAGTGCAAGGACTTCAAGGACCAGCAGGAGTTTTACCAGCAGGTCTTGTATGGCAAGGACCTTGGGTTCTTGGAGACCTTTACAGTATTAATGATGTTGTTGGATATGAGGGAAGTTCTTACTTTTGTATAGCGCCTGTTACTGGAATGTCGCCACCACCTGACATAGATACCGCTAGATGGGCTTTATTAGCAATCGCAGGGCAAGCGGGACCTCAAGGTATCCAAGGTATTCAAGGACCAGCAGGACCACAAGGACCAATTGGTGTAACGGGAGCTACTGGAGTACAAGGACCAATTGGACCACAAGGACTGCAAGGTAACGATGGAGCACAAGGTGTTCAAGGACCACAAGGGTTACAAGGACCTTCAGGACCACAAGGACCAGAAGGGGAAACTTTATATAACACATTACAAGAAGTACTGGATAATAACCATGACTTAGTAAACAATAATAATCATCAAGGTACTGAGGCAGGAAATTTAAGTGTTGGTGCAAGTACAATATTATTTGGTTTTCAAGCAGGTAAAAGTAATATAGCTGATAATGTTAATGCTTTTGGAGATAGTGCAGCAGCATTAAATGAAGGAAACAATGTAAATGCAATCGGTATAGGAGCATCATATGCAAATACAGGTAGTTTAGTAAATTCAATAGGAATATATGCCGCTCAAGAAAACACAGGAGCAAATGTTAATGCAATTGGGTCAAATGCCGCTCAAGAAAACACAGGAGCAAATGTTAATGCAATTGGTTTGGGTGCTGGTTATCAAAATAAAGGGAATAATGTTAATGCTTTTGGAGAAGAAGCGGGTCTTGGAAACATATTAAACAATCAAACAATTTTCTCAAATACATCATTGCCAAGCTACACAAATGCATCAGCAGCAGCGACAGCGATTACTGTTTTGAATGGTGCATCTGCTAACTGTACGTACTTGTATTTTGACGATTCAACAGATACAATTAAAGCAATCAGATTGTAAAAAATAAAGTTCATCCTACCATTCGGAGGAAAGAAATCGAGAAACGTATAGCTTAAATGCTGTGCGTTTTTTGCTTTTATAAGATATATTGATTACATTTGCGAATAAAATCTAATAAAATGAATAAAATTACAGAAGAAGAATTATCTAAATTGTCATCTTTGAAGATGAGAAGTTTAGAAGTAAAGAGTCACGTTGCTGATATGGCTTTATTTTTAAAACGAGCGACAGAGGATATGGACGTTTGCATGATGCAGCTCCAAGAATATCAAGCTGAATTACAAGCCAAATATGGTGATGTAAAAATTAACCTTCAAACAGGAGAGTATGATACGAAAGATAACGATAGGTCCTGACTATCTTAATTCAATGAAATATGTCTTAGGTCAAATCGTTCTTAATAACTCAAATATTATTGACTTGATTAAAGAAACGACTGAAGCGTATGAGATTTGGATAAAGAATAGTAATAACGAAATTATTAAATGGAAACAGTTTAATAAGACAATGCCAATATCAGTAGAATTTAATATCAACTTTTAATGCGTTCACCATATTCATTTATCATTACGCCAAAGAACGGTAATAGGTACGACAACAAGAAAATGATTGAAGGACAAGAGATTGTCATGTCATCTTCTATGGAGGACCATACCGTTACAAATAGATACGGTTTGGTAAAAGCCTTGCCTATGTATTACACTGGGCATATTGAGGTTGGAGATACAGTTATTGTTCACCATAATGTTTTTAGGATTTATTATGACATGAAAGGTCGTGAGAAAAGTTCATGGAATCACCTGGTTGATGATTTGTTTATTATTGAGGAAGACCAACTATATTTATATAGAAAGAATGATGATTGTGAATGGCAAGCACCGAACCCGTTTTGCTTTATTAAACCAATAGCGAACGACAATAAAGATGAGTTGATTCAAAAATTAGGACATGATAAAGAGTTGTGGGGTATTGTAAAATATACTGATAGCTTTATGCCTGAGTTTAAAATTGGAGATACTGTTTCTTTTACTCCTGATTCGGAGTATGAATTTAAAATAGACGATGAACGGTTATTTAGAATGAGATACAAGAACATATGCTTAGTAAAAGACAAGAAATCCTAGAAGCAGGACTTGTCGCAGTAGATGAGTTGGTCAAAATTCTCAGAGAGCCTATTGTGACAAATACGGTAGATGACATATCTGCTGACAAATTAAAAAATGCGGCAGCATCGAAGCGACTTGCTTTTGATGATGCCCTAGCTATCTTATCGAAGATTGAATCTGAGAAAGAAGCATCTGAAGAACTAAAGAAAGAAAGTAAGGAAGTACCAATTACATTCGCAGAAAATCGTGCAAAAAGTAAAGAAAAACGAAACTGAAGTTAGCAACTTATATCAAGTTGTGCATGGAGTCATACCAGACAGATTACTTACTAAATATAACAATAGTAAGTCATGGAAGTATGGGTATGATGAGAGGTACGATATTGTTATAATCTCTAAAGACGGAACTATCGGAGAAATTTACGAAATCAACAATTTAAAAATCGCACTCCCTAAAGCACCTAAAAGTATATCGAAAGGAATAAATAAATGGAAACCTCAAGAATATCCTAAAGAATTATCTAAATTAAAAACTATTTTTGAATGGAATAACAAAGATGAAGCATTCAAACAAAAGTGGGTTGACTATATCAATCAACAATTTGACCATCGTGAGGAAGGTTATTGGTTCACAAATAATGGCAGACCGACATACATAACAGGCTCTCATTGGATGTACCTTCAGTGGTCTAAGATTGATATTGGTCTTCCCGACTTTCGTGAGTCGAACAGAGTATTTTACATATTTTGGGAGGCTTGCAAGGCGGACAATCGTTGTTTTGGAATGATATACCTAAAGAACAGACGTTCAGGGTTTTCGTTCATGGCATCGGGTGAAACATCAAACATTGGTAGTATTGCAAAAGATGCAAGACTTGGTATTTGTTCTAAAACAGGACCTGATGCTAAGAAGATGTTTACCGATAAGGTAGTGCCAATCATTAAAAATTACCCATTCTTTTTCAAACCCGTTCAAGACGGTATGGATAATCCAAAGACAGAGCTCGCTTTCCGTGTGCCTGCATCTAAGATTACCAAGAAGAATATGTACGAGAAAAGCAATATTGATATTGAAGGACTTGATACAACAATTGACTGGAAGAATACGGACGACAACTCGTATGATGGGGAAAAACTATTACTACTCGTTGAGGATGAGTCAGGAAAACTTGAGAAGCCGAACAACATAAAGAACGGTTGGAGGGTAAGAAAGACTTGTTTACGTTTGGGTAGTAGGATTATTGGTAAATGTATGATGGGCTCAACCGTCAACGCACTCGCCAAAGGTGGAGGCAACTTCAAAGATTTGTACTACGACTCTAATCCTATCAAGCGTTCGTCCAATGGTCAGACCAAAAGTGGGCTTTATAGCTTGTTTATACCTATGGACTTTAACTTTGAGGGATTTATTGATGAGTTTGGACACGCTGTAATCAAAGACCCTGAGCAACCTATTATGGGCTGCGATGGAGAGATGATTAAAATGGGCGTTGTAACTTATTGGAATAACGAGGTCGCATCATTGAAGTCAGACCCTGACGCATTAAATGAATTCTATCGTCAGTTCCCTAGAACGGAGTCTCACGCATTTAGAGATGAGTCTAAGCAGTCTTTGTTCAACTTAACAAAGATATATCAGCAAATCGACTATAACGACTCTCTAGTAAAAGACAGAGTATTAACTCAAGGTTCATTTCATTGGAAGAACGGCATTCAAGATTCAGAAGTTATTTGGACACCAGACCCTAGAGGTAGATTTTTAGTGTCATGGATTCCTCCCCAACACTTGCGAAATAATGTGCGTACTTTTAACGGCAGAAAATCACCAGGCAATGCTGACCTTGGTGCGTTCGGTTGTGACTCCTATGACATCTCAGGAACAGTTGGAGGTGGTGGTTCAAATGGAGCACTACACGGATTGACATCATTCAATATGAATCCAGATGTACCGTCCAATATGTTTTTCTTAGAGTATGTCGCTCGTCCACAGACAGCAGAGATATTTTTTGAAGAGGTACTGATGGCGTTGGTGTTTTATGGTATGCCAATATTAGCAGAGAATAATAAGCCAAGATTACTTTATCACTTAAAGAACAGAGGATATAGAGCATACTCGATGAACCGTCCTGACAAGGGAATGGCACAACTATCTAAGACAGAGATTGAATTGGGAGGAATACCTAACTCGTCAGTTGATGTAATGCAGTCGCACGCATCATGTATCGAGTCATATATCGAGGAGTATGTTGGATATGACACTGAGGGGACTTATAGAGATAATGAGGAGATAGGTAATATGTTCTTTACAAAAACATTAGAAGATTGGGCTAAATTTGATATTAGAAATAGAACGATGCACGATGCTTCGATTAGCTCAGGTTTAGCTGTTATGGCGAATAGAAAAAACCTATTTAGACCTGAAGTTCAAAAACCGAAAATAAGTGTTAAATTTGCAAGATACGATAACTCTGGAACAAACAGTCAAATAATAAAATAATGGATAGTAAGCCATCTATAATAATTAACACAAACCCATTTCCTTCTGATGACATGAATAAAGCATCAAAAGAATTTGGTTTATTGACAGGTAAGGCTATTGAGGGAGAATGGTTTAGACGTTCTGGAATCAGTTGTCGATTTTACGATAAATACGGTTACTTTAACAATTTGAGATTGTATGCTCGTGGAGAACAGTCTATTGCAAAATACAAGGCTGCGTTAGCTCACGAGGGAGATTTGTCATATCTTAATATCAATTGGGATAACGTTCCTATTGCTGCAAAATTTGTTGACATTGTTGTTAACGGTATGCAGGACAGAATGTATGAAATAAAAGCTCAGGCTCAAGACATCATGTCTGCTGACGAAAAGAACATATTTCAAGAGATGGTCCAGGCGGACATGGTAGCTAAAGATGTTTTATTGGCAACTAAAAACGAATTGGGAATTGATATGTTCAACGTACAGCCTGATGACTTGCCTGATAATAATGAGGAGCTATCTTTATATATGCAGCTTAAATATAAGCCAAGCATTGAGATTGCTGAGGAGGTTGCTATCAATACTATCTTTGAGAACAATGACTACATAAATGTAAAGCGTCAAATTGACTATGACCAAACAGTTTTAGGTCTAGCTGTCGCTAAACATAGTTTTTATCCGAACGCAGGATTGAAAATTGAATACGTTGACCCTGCTAACTTTATCTTCAGTTATACAGAGATGCCTGACTTCTCAGACTGCTATTACTTTGGAGAGATAAAGCAAGTGCATTACAGTGAGCTTATTAAAATTAAGCCCGACTTAACGGACGAAGAAATAACAGAGATTAAAGATAGTGGTAGTGCGTGGTATAATTACTACCCTATTACTAGAACATATTACGACAATGCTTTTACAAAAGACCTTGTTACATTGCTTTATTTCAACTATAAAGCTACAAAGAAATACAAATACAAAAAGAAATATTTAAACAACGGTGGTGAGAGAATTATCAAAAAAGATGAGTCTTTCAACGTTGAGGCAAACGATATGTTTGAGGTTGTTGATATGCCTAAGACCGTTTGGTATGAAGGTGTATTAGTTGCAGGGACAAACATTATGTTGAAATGGGAATTAGCTGAGAATATGGTTCGTCCAAAGTCAGCAGCTCAAGATGCTTTCCCAATGTATGTTTGTTATGCACCAAGAATGTATAACGGTAGATTTGATTCTATTGTAAAAAGAATGATTCCTTTCATTGATAACATTCAGTTGGTCCATTTGAAATTACAACAGATTCAAGCTAGAGTTGTGCCTGATGGGGTATTCATTGATGCCGATGGTATTAACGAGGTCGATTTAGGTACAGGGCAAGCGTACAATCCAGAGGACGCATTGAAGTTATACTTTCAGACGGGTTCTGTTATTGGTCGTTCGTACACTGGAGATGGCGAGTTCAATAACGCTAGAGTTCCTATCCAGGAGTTAACAAAATCATCAGGTCAAGATAAAATCAGTTCGTTAGTGTATTCTTATAATCACTATTTGAATATGATTCGTGATGTGACGGGATTAAATGAGGCACGAGATGGTTCAACGCCAAGTCCTGACGCATTAGTTGGAGTACAGAAACTAGCTGCACTTAATAGTAATACGGCTACACGCCACATTCTTGATGCAGGTCTGTCTATGACTAAGAAATTGGCAGAATGTGTATCTATTAGAATATCAGACATTTTAGAGTTTTCTCCTTATAGAGAGCAATTTGCTATGCAGATTGGTAAATACAACTTGGCTATCTTAGATGATATCAAAGAATTGTACTTGCGTGATTTCGGTATTTTTATTGACTTAATGCCTGATGAAGAAGAGAAACAAATGCTTGAGAATAATATAGCAATTGCTTTACAGACTCAACAGATATATTTAGATGATGCGATTGATATTCGTAACGTCAAGAATATTAAACTAGCGAACGAGCTATTGAAAGTTAAACGTAAAAAACGTGAGGTGTTAGTTCAAGAGCAGAAGCAACAAGAAATGCAGATGCAAGCTCAAATGAACCAACAGTCGGCTATGGCTGCATCTCAAGGTAGATTACAAGAGGCTGAGATGGGAGCTCAATATAAAGCTCAGTTGAAAGAGATTGAGACTGCTATGGAGATTAAGAAAATGCAATTTGAAGTTAATGCTAAGAAAGAATTAATGGAGATTGAGTTTAATTACAATATGCAACTTAAAGGCATTGAGGTAGATGGGATGAAGAAAGTAAATGACGAGAAGGAGCAAGCTAAAGATAAGCGAGTGGACTTACAAGCGTCAAGGCAGTCTGAATTAATCGAGCAACGTCAGAAAGAACTACCTGCGAAGAACTTTGAATCAACGAATGATTCATTGGGAGATTTTGATTTAGAATCGTTTGCACCGAGGTAGAAAATTTAAGTGAAAAATAATGTATAATTTTGTAACAAATTAAATAAAATATAATGGCTGAATTTACTGTAAAATCGGTTGAGTTCGAGGAACAAAAATCGGTTGCTGAAATTGAGGAACAATTAATCAATGAGCACGAACAAAAATTAAACGGTGGAGCTCCTGCAATTGTTGAGGCGAATTTCGTTGAAAATGAAATTGTAGAAGAACCTGAGTTAGACGATAATGTCGTTCTTTCACATATTAACAAAAAGTTCGGAAGAGATTACTCTTCTTTAGATGAATATTCTAAAGAGCCTGAGAGAATTATTGAGAAAGAAGATTTGCCTGAAGATGTAAATGCTTTCTTACAGTTCAAAAAAGAAACAGGCAGAGGTCTTGAGGACTTTTTAAAGGTTAACAAAAACTTTGATGACGTTGATTCAAAGTCACTATTGAAGGATTACTTGAAAGAGCAAAATCCTGAACTAACAAAAGAAGAAATTGATTTCGAGTTTAGAAAGCGTTTCGACTTTGACGAGGACCTAGATGACGATGATGAGATTAATTCTAAAAAAATAGATTTCAAAAAAGAGCTTAGTAGAGCAAAAGGTTTTTTTGAGGAACAAAAGGAGAAGTACAAAATCCCTCTTGAGTCAAGAACGGAGAAAACTTTAACGGCTGAACAACAAAAACAATTGGACGACCTACGAGCACAAATGGAATCTTCTGAGAAAGTAGCTCAGGAAAATGAAAAGCGTTCACAGTTTTTTGCTCAAAAAACAGAAGAACTTTTCTCTAAGGAGTTTGAAGGTTTCAAATTTAAAGCAGGAGAAAAGGAAATCGTTTATAAACCAGCAGAGGCTGAAAAACTAAAGGAGCAACAATCAGGTCTATCGACATTCGTATCAAAATTCTTGAATGAAGATGGTTACTTGAAAGACGCTGCTGAATTTCATCGTTCTATCGCTATCGCATCAGACCCAAATGCTTTTGCCAAATTCTTTTATGAGAAAGGGCAAGCTGACATGGCAACTGACCATTCAAGAGATTCAAAAAATATTAATATGAATCGAGGTTCAGTGATACCACAGCCAGCTTCAGGTTTTCAAGTAAAAGTTGTTGATGATAATCAAGGCAGAAGCTATGGAATCAAAAGCAAATTTAAAAACTAAAAATTAAGAAAAAATGGCAGGTTCATTACAAAGCACACCAGGTTTCGACTTACAACCGAGTGCTAAAAAAGCAACATTACCTACTAACTACATCACTAACTTTGACTTCTTGAATCAGTATCTTCCTGATACTTACGAAGCTGAGTTTGAGCGTTACGGTAATCGTACAATTAACTCGTTCTTACGTCAAGTAGGAGCAGAGATTCCATCTAACTCAGATTTGATTAAATGGACAGAAACAGGACGTTTGCATACTAAATACGCTAGCGTATCAACAGCAGCTTCAACGAGTGCAGATACAGCGGTAATGACAGTTGCTGATTCAGGGATTACAGAGTGTAACTTCCGTGTTGGTCAAGTAGTGTTTTTATCAAACAACGCATCTAGCCAATCAGCTAAAGCGATTATCACAGCAGTATCAGGATTGACTTTCACAGTTGCTTTCTATGCAGCAGGTGGTCAGCCTTCTTCTTTCTCAGGAGCAACATTAACGGCTTTCGTTTATGGTTCTGAGTTCAGAAAAGGTGCAAACGGATTGCAAGGTTCTTTGGAAGCACAACCGTTGATTTTTGAAGTATCTCCTGTTATCATCAAGAACAAGTATGCAGTTTCAGGTTCCGACATGGCTCAAATTGGTTGGGTTGAAGTTACTACTGAAAACGGAGCAACTGGTTACTTATGGTACTTGAAATCAGAGCACGAAGAAAGACTTCGTTTTGACGATTACTTGGAAATGATGATGGTTGAGCACGTTCAAGCTGAGACTGGTTCAGGTGCAATCGCTACAACTGGTGATATCGGTAACAAAGGAACTGAAGGTTTATTTGACGCTGTTGAAACAAGAGGTAACGTTTGGTCAGGTGGTGTTCCATCTACATTGAGTGATTTCGATACAATCGTTGGTCGTTTGGACAAACAAGGAGCTATTGCTGAAAACGCATTGTTCTTGAATCGTGATTTCTCTTTCAGCATTGACGATATGTTAGCTGCTCAAAACTCTTACGGAGTTGGTGGTACGTCTTACGGATTGTTCGACAATGATGAGAAAATGGCTATCAACTTAGGTTTCACAGGTTTCCGTAGAGGTTACGATTTCTACAAAACTGACTGGAAATACTTGAATGATGCAACTCTTCGTGGAGGTATCGTTGGTGGTGTTGTAAACGGTGTTTTAGTACCTGCGGGGACAATGAACGTTTATGACCAAGTAATGGGTAAAAACGCAAAACGTCCATTCTTGCACGTACGTTACAGAGCTTCTGAAGCTGAAAACAGACGTTACAAAACTTGGATTACTGGTTCTGCTGGTGGTGCAATGACAAGTGACTTAGATGCAATGGAGGTTAACTTCTTGTCTGAAAGAGCACTTTGTACGTTAGGAGCTAATAACTTCTTCATCTTCAAATAAGAATAAAAACAACAGAGCGTCATCAGTGATGCTCTGTTGTTATTTTAATTAAAATCTAAATCAAATATAATGGAAACAAAAGTTAAAGCAAAAGAGAAAAGGTACATCCTAGAGGGAAGAGCACCATTAAGTTTTTTATTACAGGCGAGAGATATGCCTACATCAAGATTGTTATATTTTGATGAAAAGAAAGGCAAAAATCGAAGTCTTAGATATTCAAAAAATCAACAGTCGCCATTTGTCGATGAGCAAGATGAGAATGTTGTTTTAGAGCCAATCGTTTTTGAAGACGGTGTATTAACAGTTCCTGCTAATAACCCTGTGTTACAACAATTCTTAGAGATACATCCATTGAATGGTGATGTATTTAAAGAATGGGACCCAGCAGCTGAAGCAGAGGCTTATGTTAAGCATGAGAATTTAGTGCTTGACGCACAAATCAAAGCAAGAGAAATTTCTGTTGAGAAAAAGATTACAATTATCAATATCTTCCAGGGTAAAGATGCTTCTATGTGGGAGAAATCTGAGATTACTAGAGCTGTTATGAATATTGCAAAATCTCAGCCTGATGATTTCTTGGACGCATTAGACAATCCTGACACTGATATTGAGGACTTAGCTATTCGTTCTATGAAAGACGGTTATGTTTCTCAAAGAAACAACGGAAGAGATTTCCATTACAACTTGAAAGACAACAAGAAACGTATGTTCTCTGTACCTTTTGAAGATGACCCAGTGAAATGTTATGTTTCTTGGTTGAAATCTCCTGAAGGGTATGAGTTCTACCAATATCTTGACAAGAATATTGAGGAATAATATTCTAAATACTACTACTAAAAAAGGCATTTCTTAATTGAGATGCTTTTTTTTTGTTAAAATGTTTGTTTATTTAAAAATGATTTGTACATTTGTGATGTAATGTAATAAGGGGTCGAAATCTTAGTACATCAAAATACTAAATGAAATTTATTAAAGCACTCACGAAAATGGGTGCTTTTTTGTATCTTTGTAACAACAGTACTTAAAACGCTTTTGGATAGTGGTGTCCGCTGTCGGGCGTGTCAGATTAAGTCATTTAAATCAAAGCATCTCTAGAGGGTGCTTTTTTTTTGTTATCTTTGTACTTTATTAATCCAAAAAACAAAATAACGATGGAAAAGTTTTTAAGAATCCCCGTAACAAATGAACAATTTCAATTGGTATCTGCAACAGGTATTGTATTGATTGAGCAAGAATCAGCAACAGTTGTTCATGTTCACTACAAAGCTAGTACAGGAACAGATGTTGTAGTAATTACACACGCATCAGCAGGCTCAGGAAATGAAGCTATGCGTGATGCAATCCAAGATGCTGTTATCGCTGCATTAGGAACACCATGGACAAAACCAGCGTTCACAGTAACAGGTTTACCATTCGCAGTTTCAGGTATCACTGTTTCTTAGTAGATTAAGAATTATTTTGGAAGGGCACTTTAATGAGTGCCCTTTTTTATTATCTTTGTATTAAAATGTAAAGCAATGATAAATACAGTTAGAAACGCAGTATTGACTATCTTATCTAAAGACAATAGAGGCTACGTAACTCCTGAAGAATTTAACTTAATGGCAAAGCAGGCTCAAGTTGACCTTTTTGAGCAAATGTTTTATAGTTATAGCTCAGCAATAGTTAAGCGTAACGCACGTATTTACAATACTGGTCATGCGAATATTCCTGAGACAATGGAGATAGACATTGATGGATTTATAGTTAATGATACATTGCAATATAATTCAACAACTGATACTTTCTTTTTGCCAGGGACTAACCCCGCCAATCCAACGCAACCAACATTGTATAAGATTACAGATATGTTGTACAATAATAATATTGAGGTTGAGAAAGTTAACTACACTAAGCTAAACAGTTTGTTGAACTCAAACTTTATGGCTCCAAACGTAACAAGACCTGTTTACAGTCTAAAGAACGATGGGATTAAAGTTTACCCTGACATTATAGTGAGTGGTATGACTATCAATTATATCAGAAATCCTAAAGACCCTAAATGGACTTACTCAGTTTTATCTAACGGTGAGCCGTTATTTAATCAGTCTGCTTCTGACTACCAAGATTTCGAGTTGCCTGAAAGTGATTTCCCTAAGATTGTAGCAAAGATTTTGCAGTACGCAGGATTGTCTATTAGAGAAAATGATGTTGTACAGTTGGTAAATCAGGAGGAAATGCAAAATAACCAACAAAAACAGTAACAAATGGAATACATAAGTAACTATCAATATTACACAAATAATGGTAATATCCCTGAAGATACAAATTGGGGGAGCTATCAATATCTTTCTTTGAAGGACATTGTTAATAATTTCATGCTGTTTGATGTTGGTGCTGACAAGTTGGTTGACAATGTACCAAGATATGAGGTCGTTTACCACGCAAAGAGAGCCATACAAGAACTTAATTACGATGCACTAAAGAATATAAAGGTAGTCGATATGGAGGTCGGTGATAACCTTAAATTCATCTTACCTGCTGACTATATTAATTATGTCCGTATGTCCATTCTTACGGACGGTTGTTTGACCGTTATTAATGAAAACCGTCAGGCAAATTCATCGAACGCTTATTTGCAAGATAACAATAATGATTTTCTGTTCGACCTAGACGGTCAAGTGATTACTGGACAGTCCGCTTTGGATATCAAACGACTTGAGCAAAGTCAGTACTTCGGCCCAGGCGATTACTGTGGTAGTTATGGTTGGCTATATGACGATAGTTGGTACTTCAGATATCAATTGATTGGATTCCGTGATGACGACAAAGACGGACCGACATTCCGAATTAATAACGGAGTGATTGACTTTACATCAGGTGCTAGAAACCGCACTATCGTACTAGAGTACATCTCTGACGGTATGGAGAACGGTGATGAGTCATTGATGACTGTTAATAAATTGGCAGAAGAATTTATCTACGCATATATTAGCTATTCTATCTTATCAAGAAAAGTCGGTATTCCTGAGTATCAGGTCAAACGATTAAGAGACAAAAAGACTGCTATGTGGCGTAATGCTAAAATCAGAATGTCTAATTTGCATCCTGCGAGAATTGCAATGAGAATGAATAATAGATTCCAAAATAGATAAGATATGATGAAAGACCAAACTAAAAATTTCTCTAGCGGAACAATGAACAAGGATTTTGACGAAAGGCTTGTGCCTAACGGTCAATATCGTGATGCGTTGAACTTTAGAGTTGGTACTTCAGACGGGTCTGACGTTGGAGCAGGTCAAAATATTAAAGGGAACTTGAATGTTGCTGATATTGAGGAGTTATCAGGTCGTGAGATTGACGGTGCAAGAACTATTGGTGCTATTGAATATGATGCTCGAAGTGTCATTTATTGGTTCGTTGCAGGAGATTTCTTTGATGGAATTTATGAATACAGCGAATCAACTGGCATATCAACAAGAGTTTTACAATGCAATAAGCCTGACGCTGATACGCCTAGTTTGTTGAATTTCAGTAAAGATTATATTATCACTGGGTTGAGCTATGTCGCTATAAATGCACAGAACGGATTTTTGTTTTGGACTGACAATCTAAATCAACCACGTAAGGTAAATATTGAGAGAGCAAAATCATACGATGTAGATGACGCTAGAATTGAGAAAGATATACCCGTTATACTTACTCCGCCTTTATACTCTCCACACGTTGAGTTATTTAACGATTCGTCAGACCCTCAGTCAAATAATATGTCTGAGAAGTTTTTGTACTTTTCTTATAGATACAAATATATTGACGGTCAGTTCAGTAGTATGTCGCCATTCTCCGCTGTGTCGTTCGGTGCAAAAGAATTTGCGTATGACTTTGGTGAGGGATTTAATAAAGCCATGGTCAATAAATTTAACGCTGTAAGAGTTTCTTTTGAGACTGGCGATGAGTTTGTTGAGGCTATTCAAGTATTAGTCAGAGATACAAGCAATATCAACGTAAGTATTGTTGATACATATTCTAAATCAGAGTTAGTTATTGGTGACAATACTAGCAGTACGATTGAGTTTAAGAACAACAAAATATACGCAGTACTGCCTGACGAGCAGGTGTTAAGACTATTTGATAATGTGCCTTTACTTGCGAAAGCACAAAGCACTGTCGGTAATAGATTGGCATACGGGAATTACGTTCAATTTAGAGATATTACAGATTGCAATAATCAGCCTATTAAGATAGATTATTTCTTGGACTTAAAGACTGAGGCTGTTGCTGTTAATTCTGCCGCACAAACTTTCAGAAGTGATAGAGATTATGAGGTTGTCATGTTCTATACTGATGGTAAAGGTCGAATGACTACTGCGTTAACTTCAGTACATACAGATGCGTCTCAATCTAAAACAGATACGCTTTACATTCCGCCTCAAAATTCTGTGACGGCAAATAGTATATTGGTCAATATTAGGCATAATCCGCCATGCTGGGCGACCAACTATCGTTTTGGTATTAAGCAGTCTAAGAATTTGTACTATAACATCTTTCCTATATTGTTTTATGCGGACGGGCTATTTAGATATTTTTTGATTAACCAATCTGACATTGACAAATTTAAAGTTGGCGAGTATATTATATTTAAGTCTGACGGTTCAGGACCAACACTAACTAATAAGAAATATAAAGTTTTAGAGCTTGAGAACAAACCTGCTGGTTTTATTACAGGTAATGCTTCAACTGAGCTTGAGGGTCTTTATTTTAAGATTAAAGTAAACACTGTTTCAGAGTTTAATCCTAACTCGTTAGTTATATTTAATGAAGAAGAAGAGGGAGATTCTTATAGCCTTCCTATGAATCAATCGGCTGCAACCTCCTTTTGTGAACAACCTATTTATTATGGTAATTCAAATCCAAACGGACTTCAATTATTTAATAATACTTTCACGGGAGACACAGATTTAAGAATAACTATTGAGGTTCAAACATCTACGACTTTTAGATATACGATTGACGTATCAGCAACTGGCGGCTGGATAGAAAACATAC